CCATTTTCGTTATAGATCATAAGGTTAATTTTACGATTATTGATATCGTCTTTAAAGTTAACCCAAGTATCTCTATACCAATCATGGTCTTGTCTTAACATATTAAATGTATTTGTATTGATCTGACCAATCACAAATGTATAGTAGTTACTTGTATCATCAGGCAGTCTTTTATTGATCTGATAAAACATTGCTTCTTTTCTTGCAGTAACTTTACTAGTTCTAATGAGGTTAATATGAAATTGACTGTCTTGAGAGACAGCTTTATAAATATTAGCAGTTGCAAATTCAAAGGCAGGTGTAAACATAAATCACCTTTTTGTTTAGAGATGAGCCTTGTGGTATTCGTTATTAATATAGCTATTAGTGAGCAGTACATATTTCCCCATAAATACATCTAGTTTGCCTTTTTTAGATGCTTTTTCTGCAATATTAGCAATATAAGACTTATTGAAATTTCTTATGTTTAGAGCAGCATAACAAATAGAGATCCAGTTTGGTGGATATTCAAGTGCAGTAAACAATATCTCTTTACCATTAACACTTAGCCAATTGGTCTGAATGATATTAAATAAGACATTGTGATCAAAGTTCTTCAACCTTACATTATCAACTGCTTTTTCAAGATTCTTACAAAAGACAACGATGTTAGAGAATTCGCCATTGACTCTATCATAGATCTCTTCAACTAAGTTATCAGAGATATAAGTCTCTTTCTTAAAGCGCATAGAGCATACTTTAACATCGTCATCTGTTAACTCATCTTTAAAGAGACTCGCATAATAGAGATAAGCATAAGCATGGATACGAACCATGTCTTGTGGCATCAGTCCAAATCTTATAGATATAGTTGAGCTCAGCCATTTAGCAAAAATTTCTTGAGCTAAAGCTAATCCATAGAGTTCATCGCTTCTTCCTAAGCGATGGATACATGATAAAATAAAACGATGGATTGCAAGATCGTATTCGAAGGTATTCTTAATTTTATATGTTTCATCTTTGGATGAAGTAAAATATCTAAAATCAAAAGCTGCCCATTTATTGTCTTCGTCAAAAACAGTGTGAACAAATGGTGGAATATCTTCAGTTTTACTATCATTAGTTAAAATAGAGATTGTCTCCATCTTTTCTTTATCTGAAGAAATAGCAAATACAGGTTTATTATTACCAATGAAGTATGCTTCGTTAATGATATATCTTTCAACCTCTAACTTAATCTTATCAAAATGAATATTCTTTACTGCACCGTTTGTTGAATATGCATCTTTAAATATCATCTTACACCTGCCTTGTTTTGAGAATTGTTTGGTTCAATTGGATTTTAAGCCAAACGATATTTTTTCTTTTGTCTTGTAGGAGCATACAAATGACAACTTTACAAAATGCAGCACCCATGGTGATTGATCGTGGTACACGCGACTACTCAAGTCGCGTTATCCCCACGGACTTTCAAAAAGTTCCTCAGCATCTGCCGAAATTTTATGTCTTTGCTGAAAAAGGTCCTATTGGTCCTACTTATATCGATCTAAACACCACAACTCTGACAGAGATGTATGGTGAAAAGACATTCGATGTTGAATCGAAGTACTATACACATTCTACGCCTTTTGTTGAAAAAGCAGCTGCTAATGCAAACAACTTGGTGATTCATCGTCTTATACCAGCTGATGCAAAAGACGTTGCAAACTTACAACTTTATTTAGATGTCTTACCAACAACAGTAACTCTATATCAAAAAAATACAGATGGCTCTATCAAATATGACGCTAACTCTAAACCTGTACCTGTTCTAGATGCCAATGGTAATCCTGTAACGGTTTCTGGCTATAAAGTTAAATGGGTAGTTAAACATACTGTTAATAACCTCAATACTTATCAACCTGGCCTACTTACGATTCAGCCTGGTACACAAGTTGATTCAAGCACCAATACTCAATCTCAGCAGTATCCAATCTTTGAGTTCGCTGCTGCTGATGCTGGTGAATATGGTAACCGTTTAGCAGTCCGCATGTGGCCTGCTTTAACAACCGATATTGATCCTTTCCCTGACTTAGTCTTTAATGAAGCTAAGAACTATCCTTATTATTTCCAGCTATATAAGCTTGCTGACGAACAGTCTGGTCGCATGGAGATCATTTATAACAATACTCCATCTTTGTTTGATAAGTTCATTCTTGAACAAAACCAAAGAGACCCAGCCTCTGGTAATATCTTAGATGCGCAATATGTAATTAATGAAAAATATGTCACACCTACGAACCAATACAAAAATGAAATTGGTGCCGTTCGTGTGTACTATTCGAATATTAATACGCTCATTCAAAAGTTCTATGACTCTGAAAAGAATCACACTGATGCATATACTGATGCATTAATTACTTCAACTGCTAATAATTATTATGCAATGAACGTTTTTACATTTACCAATAGCAATGGTTCTCCTTATAATACGATTAATATCGTTGACGATACAGATTCAACTCGTATCACAAAGAACACCAACCTCTTCCTCGCTGGTGCATTTGATGGTGTTATGAATGAAGATATTTTTGATACGATGGTGCATGATGATTTGCTCAATTATGGCGATTCTCTTCACGAGTATCAAGATTTGGTTAAGCATCCCGAGTCAATCATTTATGACACTGGCTTTAAGTTAGCAACTAAGAAAGCTATGGGTAACTTTATCGCTAAGAGAAAAGATACCTATATCATAGCTTCAACATATGCGTTTAACGCACCTTCTTTAACTGTTGATGAGCAGTATTCTGTTGCTGTCGCTCTTAAGGCAACTTATCAGCTCTATCCTGAATCGACCTTCTTTGCAACGCCTACCATGCGTGCAAGTATCGTTGGTGGCAGTGGCGAGATCGTTAACAGCAACTATAAGAAACGTGTTCCTAAGAGCTATGATATATTACACAAAGCTTCACGCTACATGGGTGCAAGTAATGGTAAGTGGAAGAATGGTTATCTCTTCGATAGAGAACCTGGCTCTGTTATTACTGAGTTGATGAACTTAGACGCTACTTGGGTGCCTGCATCTGTGCGTAACACTCTGTGGTCTGTTGGTCTCATTTTCTCATTGAACTTTGAGATCAGAAAGCAGTTCTTCCCTGCTCTTAGAACTATTTATGAAGATGATACTTCTGTCTTGAATAACTTCTTTACAGCTATGGCGATTTGTTATCTCAATAAAGTTGCTCATGCTGCTTGGAGAAAGTTCTCTGGCTCTATCTCTTTAACCAATGCTCAGCTTGAAGAACAAGTGAATCGATTTGTGTCTGAATCTGTGAAAGACGCATTCGATGGCCTCTTCGTTATTAAGCCTGATGCTAAGGTGACTGAACTTGATGCACTCAAGGGTTATTCATGGACATTACCTATTAAGATTTATGCAAATAACATGAAGACTGTCATGGAGACTTACGTCGAAGCATATCGCATGTCTGATCTTCCAGCTCAATAAACTCTTTTAATTAATAATGTTAAGATAACCTCTAGCAGCCTATGGTTGCTAGAGGTTTGTCTATTTTCTCATCGGCTTGTTTTTTGTCTTTAGCGACACAATCATCAACACTCAATAATGTGATTCTTGTTTTGCTGCTTTTTACAGAAGGAAATTATTATGAGTAGACTCACTGATGCTTTAATGACAGGTGCTTATGTCCGTAACGTTGACAGACCTGTTCTTGACTTAAAATATGGCGGTCAGCAAGGCTGGGCACCTAACTTAACAGAGTTAGTCTCTAACCAAGCTTATGTTACAAGACCGCTCATTTGTATCCTCTTAGAGGTTCCTAAGATGTTTACGATTATGCCTGATTCACAAAAATGGATCGGCTCAGTTAAAGCTCTTTTTGAACTTCATGCTCGCTCAATCGACGGCTTTAATGCTGGTCTTAAAGCTGACTTCGATCAACATCCTGTCGGTGGCGCTGGCGAAGAGCAAGAAGAAGTTACTAACGTGACTCGTGAGAAGAGCTCGCCTAAGTTTACGTTCATTGAAAAATATGGTCGCCCCATTCAAACTCTTCTTGAGTATTGGATTATGTATGGCATGATGAGCCCTGAGGCTAAATATGCCATGATTGGTACTATGGCTGGCGGTAAAGTAACTGATCTGTTATCAGATTGGTTCACGGCTACTTGCTTGTTTGTTGAACCTGATCCTTTGCATAAGAACGTTAGCAAAGCTTGGATTACAACGAACATGATGCCTAAGGGTACTGGTGATATTACAGCTAAACGTGATTTAACCTCTGCACAAGAGATGTTAACACTTGATGTTGAATTCACTGGTGTTTCTCAATATGGTATCGGTGTGAACCTCTTTGCGCAGAATATTCTCAAGAGCATTAACATCACTCACGCTGATCCGTTTATGCGTCCTGCTGCTATTGATAAGATTGCACCTGACGTTGCGGCTATCGATGGTGGTTATAAGAAACAAGTTGAAACTATGGGTAGCACTGCTGTTACCAGCCTTGATACTTAAACTTTATTAATGAGCAAGCAAGGTTGCTTCAATGCAACCTTGCTTGTATCTATATCAAATAGTATGAATTGCGCTTCCCTGTTATATTTAAGAGGTAACAACTATGACTATGATTCACTTAACTGAGACTAAACTAAAACAAAATAATAAAGAAGGCGTTTTAAAGCCTGATGAGAATGGTTACTACACGGTTCCACTTGGTGCGCTCAATTGCTATAATTCAGCAGGTGAGTTTTATTCAAGTGAAGGTATCAATGAGTTATTCTCAAAATCTTCTGCTCTACAGAGAAGAATTAGCAATGGTAACTTATATGGTGAATTAGGTCATCCTAAGAAGTTACCCAATATGTCTAACTTTGAGTTCTATCAAAGAGCAAGAACGATTGAAGAGACTAATGTATGTTTCCATATTTCTGAAGTTTGGATCGATTATGACTTCGGTAAAAAAGTCAATAGTGCAACTCCAAACATGATTGGTATCTTTGGTAAAGTTAAACCTGCTGGCCCTCATGCTAATGTCTTAAAAGAAGACTTAGATAATAAGAAAGCCAACGTGTGTTTCTCTATCCGTTGTTTGACTTCTGTTGAAGTTAAAAATGGTGTTACTATTAAGAAGATTGAAGAGATCATCACTTGGGATAGAGTGATTGAGCCTGGTATCAATGTTGCTAATAAGTGGGATACACCTTCACTTGAAGATTTAACTGATACAAGATTCACTAAAAATCAAGTTATCACCTATAGCCAAGAGATGCTTAAAGAAGAAGTGACTTTCGAGAGCGATAGAATGGCTTTAAACGATTTAATTACTCGTCTTAATAGGCAAGATAGGGTTATGCAAGAAGAACGCTTATTGCGCTGGTAAATGAGTTTAAACGACTACTCTGAAGGGGATATCCCCTTCAGAGTAGTTAAACGTATGGATTGAAGTCAAACTTAACGCTTTTCCTTAAGTTCTTCTGTCTTTCTTTTTTAAGTTCCTCTAAGAGTTGCTCAGTGGCAATCGATTTGTTATAATCGATCTGTAGAGACTTAGAGAGATAGAGTATCTTGTTTTCTATCTTAGAAGCAATTGAATCATCTTGCTCTACTCTATAGAGTTCGCTTAACTCATTGAGCTTAGCTTCCATTTCTTCAATTTCGTCCATATTGAGTTCAGTGCGTTTATATTTCTCTTTAATAAGTGGTGCATTTTTACTAAAGAGTTTAGATGTATCTAACCCATAGAGGTTAAGATTCTTACCATGACTTAATAGCCAGTAAGACAATAATGCGGCAATAACCAAGTCATCGTTGCCACCTTCAGGGTGATCGATACGGTTATTGCGTATAATTAGAGATGCTATTTGTGTTACTGTCTGTTTATCTTTCATAGCGTAACCTGTGTATTTACACATATTCATTAACGTAGAAGAATAGAGTT